AATATTATCAGCAGTAAAGTTTTTAACATGGAACTTAGCAGCATCTAAAGTTCCTGTTACTATTTTGTCTGCATTAATATTAGTAATATAGGCGCTTGGAATGAATGCTTTTGCCTGCGGTCCTAACACAAAGCTGTCAGCATCAAAATAGATTTTATTAGACTGAATTAGGGTACGCCCAGCCTCAATGTTAATTTGACTAAGTAGATCACCACTCTTAACGCGTAAATTAATATCATTGCGAAGTTGAGTTATTTCTGATTCTTCCGCACCAGTTGACCAGCCTGTCCAGCAGTTGCCAAACCAACGTCTAAACGAATGCTTAGTACCACTGTCTTGATAGACGTCTTGCCTGATTCGGCCACTCCCATCACCCGTGACATCAACATAAACCCAACCACCAATTGGATTACCGTTTAAGTTGTGCACAAAGTAATGACCTGTCGTTTTTATATCATCAATGTTGGCACTATCTAATGTTTGAACATTAACCTGATTATTTAACCGGTTAAAGTCACTCTGACTTACTTTACTCTGAACAACACCAGCTAACTGAGTGTATTGTGATTGGTCAACTTTATTCTTAACTACTCCCTGCAAGCCATCGATTGAAACCTGCATAGTAGCTAACTGAGTTGTAGTAGCAGTATCACTAGGAGCGGGAGAATAACCTTTGTCAATTGTTCCTCTAGCAATCTTAAGATTTACAATATCAACCCAATCACATTGACCTAGGCCTAGACAATTAAGATAAAAAGTTTCACCATTTTTATCCAATGAACCATAGGTACGGCCGGTACATGAAACATGAGTTAACTGATCCTGCTTAAAATTAGTTCTAAAATTGGTATTGGCTAGATAAGCGTGACTAGAATCACCACGTGCAATATTCAGCATTCCACCTTGATTAAAATTATTCGAGGAGGTGCGAATATCAAAACTAATAATATAATCTTGATCAGGTTCAAAGTAGTCGAGATTTAGTACATACTTTATTACCCACCAACTTGTTGACTTCTTCGTTTGAGTAAACCGAACACCACGAATACCATTTATATTAACTTCACTAATGTTTGATGTTCCATTTCCCGGATCAATTTGCCAATTAATAGTTCCTTGGTTGGTCTTCTGTGCTAAATTGACATCACTCGAATTATTAATCTGCTGAGTTAATCCAGTAATGGTTGCATTCCACTGATCTGATTTTTGATTAACTATTGCTTGGGTATAACTCTGAGTAGCAAATCCTTTACTGTTAATCATGTCATTAACCTTAGATTCAGTTACCATACTTTTCAGCTGGTTACTAAAAAGATTGATAGAAGCCGAATGGGAATTAACAGTACCTTTAAGGTTATTAACTTCTGTTGAATCGGCTTTTAGCTTAATAGCTTTACTGTTCTCATCAATGGCGGTTGAATTTTTATTAATTGACAATACTGCACTATCAACTTTATTATCTAGAGTTTTATATTCCGCAGATGATACTTTTTGATCAATCTGATCAGCCATAATTTTTTGTTGAGCAGATAATTGACTAAGCCTATTGTTAGCCTGGTCAATTGAGGCCTTATCAGCTTTTTGCAATAGCATTTCATCTGTTTTCTGTTGGCTAGTCGTTACTACACTTTGCAGGTTGCCAACGCTATTCCTTATTGCTGCAATCTCACTTGTGGCATTTTCTTTTACGGCTTGTGCCTTACTAGCTGCATCATCAGCCGCCGCTTTGGCTTCACTAATTGCTGAACTTTGTGCAACGATTGCATCACTATTAACCTTAGAGGCACTAACAGCCGAGTCAGCATATTTTACCGCTGATTCGGCTGAGTTTTTAGCTTCAACAATTCCCTTTTGAGCTTCAGTAACGACTTTATTAACCTTGTGCAAATCTTCTTTCAGATTTTTCTGATCGTTAGTATCATTTACGTTAATCCATTCACCATCAACCATGACCATTGTTTGGACTAACTTGTCGTGGTTACTAATTTGATGAGGAACAATCGCATTATCATGATTTCCAATATTCGTTGAGACAACATCAGCTGATGAAGTGTCTGTTGAATCGTTTTTCGTTTCGTCTGAGAGCTGATCATTTTCTGCCATCTTATGTGTCACCTCCAATCTTTAAATCTTTTTCATTAGTGCTATTACTTACAGTATGATCAACAATTGGCTTTACCCAAATTGCTCCATTTTTTACTGCTTGGTTTGCCGATGGGTCATGTTGGCCATAGAACACTTGTGGCATTCGATCAAACATTGCATTAGCTAATTGTTCTAATTTGCTTAATGATGTTTGCGAATGAAGCAATGTTGCAGGTAGATTTTCGTAAATATTATCCGTACCCTGTGATGGGTTAAATGGATACCAAGTATACCCGACAAGCGTTACTTTAGTGTTATAAGCATGTTGAGTATCTGTTTCTCCAAGTAAGGATCGATCATCAACTTCTGGAATAGTTAAATATACCTGTTCACCTGGAATCGGCATTTCATTAGTATTTAAGACAATCTCGATTGACACAGATGGTTCAAGCACAAATTGAGTTCGGGCGTATTCTTTCATTGCCTCAGGATCTTTGAACCGATCATCTTGTAAAATTGCCGATGCTGGATGAGGCCCCCACTCTTCTTTTGAATGCTCATCCGTCAAGGTAAATGGTTGAAAATAGTAATGCGTTTGCGAAGAATTCGTATCTGGAGTATAAGTACCAGCGGTGTAATTATCAACAATCGTTACTGTTTCAGTTGGTGCCATTTCTACTTTTTTTGTACTGATCTTTGCTTGCATTTCATCATTACGTCCATACCAATCAGGTGGAAAACTATCAATTGTAGCTGTCTTACAGCTTTGACCAGGTTCAGGCTCATAAATCTGTGTATTCTTATCTAAAATCAAACAAATATGATGAGTCCCACCATGAGGACCATAAAAGCCAACATCCCCAGGCTTAATTTCGGATCGAGGAATTTCTCTAAAATTATTTTCCATAGCAACTGTATATGCAGGAATCTCAATCCCAAAGTCATGATATACCTGTGACACATACCCAGAGCAATCCATTCCTGCAAATGGGTTAGCTTTATTGTGTCCACCCCAAACATAGGGAACACCAAGATACTTTTTTGCATCTGCTTGAAATGCAGCAGTATTATCTTGGCCACTCTCTATTGGCGCAGTTCCATCTTCAACAGTAATTCCACCAGATTCAGTAGCAGCCGTTGAACTACCATCTTTTGAATCGTCAGTTGAATAAGAACCTCCAACGCAAGTAATTTGATTAACAATTACAGTACTATCTTCAATCAGCTTCATATTTGTGGAATCGTGATTATATACCACTCTTCTTTGATAATTCCTTAAAAACTTGTCTGCAGAATATACATCAACACGCATTTCAGACGGTTTAATAATAGTTCCCGGCCATGTAGAAATAATTTTTGAAATCATATCCTTACCGGAGCATCCCCCAAGGTTTTCTATTTGCTGCTTTGGAAAATCACCAAAGACATGGTAAGAAAAACCAAATGGGTTTGCTGTTTCATCATTCAAGAAGAAATCTAGTACTTCTTCAATCGTATATGTCAGCGTCCCAGTTCTAACATTCTTTTGAAATACTCGACCAATTTCACTATTAACATATTGCATGGCAGTGACTGTGTATAGTGATGTTCCAGTTCGATCTTGTTCAATGTTTTTAATAATATACAAGTCATCGTTAAACTCAATTGTTGATTCATTAGCAATTAAAGCAAACGACGGACTGCCATCATTATAAACAACAAATTGTAATTGATTAGTCTGATTATTTTCATATTGAACTTGAAACGATGATTTAAGAAAACAAGTAAGTGGAACTGGTTTTGATGTATGAATACCCTTAATTGTGATCTTAGAATTAAATTTAGGTGCGTGATTGAATTCTGCTGGAACCTGCGCTGAAATTTTATCATTAACTAAAATAGACCCATGTCGCATTTTAAATGATGCACGAGTCTTTTCAGTGTCAGTCCAGTTAAACATATCATCTGTTGTTGATGAACGGAAGACTAGCCCATTCCCATCTGTTTGATCCGCAAACAAACGAATGCTATTACCATCAATAAACATATCCGGTCCTTCTAGCCATCCAGCAATTCCACTTGTATGATTACTATATTTTTGTGGTGTAGGCGCAAAATTAACTGGAAACTTCTGATAGGGTCCCAGATAATTATTTGAGCTAAAAATATAGTTACCACCAATTGTTAGATAGTAAACACCATTAATTAGATTAATATCTGGATCAATCCGGTAACTATTATCTATTGCTCCATCAATAAAACTGATTGTTTGGTTTTCATTAGTTATTTTATTGGTCTTAGGGTCAAAATCTGCAATGTAATCATTAAGAATGCCGGCATTAGCATCCCCTGCACAGTAGACAATATGATACTTACCGTCAATATCTTTAAAGATCTCCGGAGCCCATAATTGTTTATAGGTTGGGTCCCCTTTTAGGTAATCCAACCCCTCAAAATTATAAAAATCAGTCGTAACATAAAATCCACCGGTACCGATGATATAGTAACGATCCTCAATTTTAATTAAAAAGCCATCACGTAAACCATTCAGCTCCTTAAATCTTGAAATGGTTTCCCAACTAACAAGATTATCCGAATAAGCCATAATTGGTGTTGCTTGCCAAGGTTCTTTTTCAGTCGGGTGTGATTCAAAGCCAAAATAAATATAACGGTGTTGCTCAATTGCTTCTAAAACCGATATTGTCATTTATCACACCTCTTTCTAATTAAGATAGACAAAGCGAAAGTGAAAACGGATATCCACTTTGTTGTACCCATAGATTTTGAATTCATTCCATTTTGGCGCTAACCTAACCCATGCTAAATTAGTATCATCTGTACATAATTCACCATTACGGTAACAATACAAACCATCCCAAACTAGTTGGTCACTAGGCTGTAAACCTTTAACATAAACAATCTCATCCCCAGTAGTTTGATTGACCATATCAAACTTCCCAGTCTGGCCTGTAACAACTATCTTTAGTCCATACCTTTGTACGGGATCAATCGTGATATCACTTGCATTCCAAATTTTAAAAGAATGCTGATTAACAAAGTGGTATTTAAGATCAATACCATTGGGTAAATTCATCCCGTATTGCCATAGGTTCTGGTCATAATTCATTAAGTCATCACTATAAGCCAATGACCATTTAACACCAGACGGATTATCAAACGGGATTGAAAACTGTACTACATGACTACGATCTTCTGGATTCTTAATCGTAAAATTCCCAGCACGAACAAATTTAACAATTCCTGGTTCAGCATCAGTTCTGATCCGATACAATCCTTTTTGCATAAAGAATTGGGCAATCTCATGCTTCTTCATTTTATAATCGTACCAATCACCATATGTAAGGTAGAACCTAGCATTGACAGTGTTTTTACTAACCTGAGAAATTGACGATACAGATCCATCTACTCCCGTGTCGGTTGTATATGTAGTCGTTAAGATTGGGTCGGAATCATCATCTAAAAAATGCAATCCCGATGTAATCGTCTCTGCATCTATCTCATCCCCATCAGGCGGTTTGATAAATAATTTTGGGTAATTATATTGGTACCCAATAATATCTAAGTCTTTACCTGACACACATAATCACTCCTTTTAATTACCTGTTAACGATTGTGCCTGTGCTAAGTTGATATCAAGCTGTGTACGACGATAACGTGCAGTAGGATTATTAGCAGCATCAGTAACACCAATCAGTTTTTCAATTAAGCTAAGTAGTGCTTG